TCCTAAAGCAATGGAGCAGCAGGTAGATATCCAACGCGCGTTTCGTGTTTGGGTAAAAGAAAACTTTAGCTTTGACAAATTATTAGAATAATTATTATTATATTTGTGCGGGTGTTGCAGACCTAATAAAAAACATTATTGAAAGCTCATTGAGGAGTAGTGCTGCAACCACGAAACTTAATGGGCTTTTTTCATACCCTAAATGTTGCAGATGAGCGGATGGATTAAATTAGACAGAGAAATTACTTCTCATTGGATTTTCAAGGATGCTTGGAAATTTAGAAATTGGATTGACTTACTTACTTTGGTCAATCATTCAGAACAAAAGGTGAATATAAAAGGCACTGTTCTTACCTGTAATCGTGGTGAAACATTATGTAGTTTAGAAACATTATCTAAGCGATGGAATTGCGATAAAAGCAAGGTTAGAAGATTCTTAAAGCTGCTCGAAAGTGATTCAATGATTGTCTTAAAATCGGAACAGATAACGACACGGCTAACTATCTGTAATTATGATACTTATCAAGGTGAGCGAAACGCAGATGAAACGCATATGAAACACAAACGAAACGCAAGTGAAACGCAAATGAAACCAAACAAGAATGAAAAGAATGAAAAGAATAATAAATATAGCTTTTTAGCTTCGCTACTTGAATACGGATTTGACGAAAAGTTATCTCTTGAATGGATGGAAGTTCGCAAACAACTGAAAGCAGTAAATACCGAAACCGCATTTAATTCATTTATTAGCCAAGTAGAAAAACACGGAGGAGATCGAAACCATATTTTAAGAAAATGCGTAGAGCGTTCGTGGAAAGGTTTTAACGCTAATTGGCTTGAAAAGGAAAACGACAGATTACTTAACGCGCTAAAAAATAACTAATGCTACTTAAACACGGAGATTCATTACAATACTTACTAGACGTAAGGGACGGCAAAATAAAACAAGGACTCGGTCTTGACTGCTTTTTAGATGAGCATTTAAGATTCAAGCCTAAACAACTAAACATCATTTTAGGACACGACAACGTAGGTAAGACATATTGGATTAACTGGTACTTCCTTACGCTTGCGCTTAAACACAATTTAACGTTTTGCATTTGGTCAGGCGAAAACCAGAAAGGGCAAATCTTGCGCGATATGATACAAATGTACAGAGGCAAACGATTTAGTAAATTAACGCATTCGCAGATCAGCGGAGACCTTGCATACTTGGAGCAGTCATTTACATTTATTGACAATTCCAAATTGTATAAACCGGATGAAGTTTTAGAGTTATTTAAGCAAAGCGGAGCTGATGTAGGATTGATTGATCCATTTACCGGACTAGACCGCGAGATGTCGTTTGCAGGTAACTACGAATTTATGAACCGAGCGCGCCAATTTGTGAACCAGACCGGAATGACTATCTACATAAACACGCACCCGAATAGCGAAAGCGGTAGAAGCGGTAATTTATATGCGGAAGGAGAGCTTAAAGGACATTTAAAAGCGCCGCTAAAGGATCACATAGAAGGCGGCAAGGCGTTCCTAAATCGCTGTGATGATATGTTAGTCATTCACCGACTAATTAAACACCCAGAACATAAATACAAAACTTGGGTAATGGTGGAAAAGGTTAAAGATATGGAAACAGGCGGTAAACATACAGAGATGGACTTTCCTGTAATATGCGATTTTAATTCTGGAGTAGGGTTCCAAATAAACGGCGTTGATCCACTTGCGCCATTTAGACCAAAGGAGCAACAGATGAAAATACAAAAAGACGGACAGATAGAAACCACTTCGGAAAAGCTCCGTAGAATGTCACAACAAAACCCTTTTTAAAATGGATTTATCACTAAAGTTATTATGGGCAAAAACAACCGTTTGGACGGTAGCCCAACGAATCAAAAACGTCAGAGAAAAACTGGAACAAGAAAAGCCTAACGCAAAAGATTACATACAAGGCGGTAAGGAAAGCGAGCAGTATTTACTTGAAACGCTAAACGTAATTAACCTGCTAGAGGATGAGATTACAAGCCTAAACCGCGAACTTAACCAGCTAGCTAGACGCAACGCACAACTTCGCGTAGCTTACGATGAACTTAAAAACGAACTAAAATTTAAAGATATTGAATTATGAAACCAACAGCAGTAGAATTTTATAGAGAAGAATATAAAGCTTTAGTTATCCTTAGAAAATCCAAGTTTAAAACGGAACAAGAAATATTTGACCAAGCCAAAGAAATGGAAAAAATCGAAAAACTAAAACGCCAGCTTTTTATCGGAAAAGTACAAGAGATTATAGGCTTTGAAAAGACGATTGAACTACTTAAAGAATGTAACGAAACATTTAAAAACGTAAAACTATGAACCAAGAGAAATTTGAAAAGCTATACGCTCCAAGACAAATGAAGATTTTAAAACTTATTCCATTTCTACAAGAAAGACCAAGACCTTTGCAGTCAATTGCTAACCATTTAGGAGTGCATAAAGAATCAGTCCGTGTTTACATAGTAACGCTGCGAAACTTAGAAGTAGAAGTAAAACAAGACGGATTAAAAAAGTATTATATATGAATATTCTAGAACTACACGCCGGAAGCAGATCTATTGGAAATGAAGGCGATAAAAGAGGGCATAACGTGTTTTCAGTTGATTGGACTGATTACGCAGATATTGATTTAGTTATTGATATAGAAAAGTTACATATTAAAGACGTTCCTTTTATTCCGGATATGATTTGGACAAGCCCAGATTGCACTACTTATTCAATAGCTGCAATAAGCCACCATAGAAATGGAACTGAACCGGTCAGCGATTATGCTAAAAAATGCGATGCAGTTAATTACCACCAAATTGCTTTAATTAATATGTGGTTAAAAATCAATCCTAACTTAAAATTTTTCATTGAAAACCCAAGGGGAATGATGCGCAAAATGCCGTTTGTAAAATCAATAGATAGGGCAACGGTTTGGTATTGTACTTATGGAGATGACCGGGCCAAGCCAACAGATATATTTACAAATCATTTGTTTTCTGTTTTTAATACAAAAGGTTGGATACCAAAACACGAATGCCATAACGGCAATAAAAACTGCCACCATCAAAGCGCGCCAAGAGGATCTAAAACAGGAACCCAAGGCAAATCCGGAAGCTATGAACGTTCTAAGATTCCGCAACAATTAGTTGAAGAAATAATTAAAAGCGTAGAAAATGCCCAGATGTAAAAACTGCAAAGAGAAGTTCGAACCTGTACGCTTTAACCAAAAGTTTTGTTTAGATCCGGAATGCGTTAAAGTTTGGGTATCTGAGGCTAAAGATCAGAGCTGGAAAAAGACGAAAAAGAAAATGCAGTCAGATTTAGAAACAACGCAAGACGTTTTAAAAGCTACTCAGATTGTATTTAACAAATACATAAGGTTGCGCGATCAGGGAAAGAACTGCATAAGCTGCGATAAACCAGCTAAAAAAGAAAATTGCGGCCACTATTACAGTCAAGGCGGACACTCAAATGTTAGGTTCGACGAAGATAATTGCCACTTACAATGCGAACATTGCAATACGTATTTATCCGGCAACTTGCTTAACTATCAAATAGGTATAGAAAAACGAATAGGAGCGGAAAGATTAATTGAATTGCAAGGACGCGCGCATTTAGAAAAGCGATGGAGCAAGGAAGAACTGCGTAACCTAATCGCAGTTTACAAGGAAAAGATAAAAAAAATGTGAAATATTTTATTCGGACTTGTTTTATATTAAAAAAATATATTATATTTGTTGAAACATTTAAACAAAACAATATGCAACCACAAGAAAACACAATCAAATTCGAAGCAGGGAACGTTTACGAAATGTCATTTATCACTGACAGCGATTTACGCCCTAAATTTATTTGCGTAAAAACAACTAGCAAAACAGCAACGTTTGAGCGTTTTGGCAACCCTTCAGATAAGTTCACTAAAAAACTTAAAGTTTGGGATAATGTAGAATACGTTTTGGATGGCAGCTATTCAATGGCGCCAAGAATTAAAGCGGATAAAATAGTAATGTAATTAATAACCCTAAAAACAAAAATGCAATGAAAAATCTATTTAAACATTTAGCAGCCTTCCAACAAGAAGTGCCTGTAATTCACAAAGCTACTCAGGGCTTTGGATATTCTTACGCTGATCTTCCAGCTATCTTTGAAAAAATCAATCCGTTGTTAGCTAAACACGGACTAGGATTCACTCAGTTAATTGAAACCATTGAAGGCGCTAACTACATTAAAACTATCGTATACCACGCTGAAACAGGCGAGAACTTAACAAGCAGCGTTTTGATACCTTACGTTCAACTTAAGGGTATGAATGACTACCAAGGCTTTGGCTCTGGGGTAACTTACTACCGCCGCTATGCATTGAGCGCTGCGCTTGGTTTGGTTACGGACAAAGATACAGATGGTTCAGGCGAGCAAGTAAAAAGCGAAAAGAAACTACCTGCTATTGATGCTAAGCGCTTTCAAGAAGCCGTTAAGGCAATCGGTACAGGAACGTTCAACCGAGCCAACCTAGAGAAGCATTTTAGCCTAACTGCTGAGCAAACTGAAATACTAAACGCGCTATGAAAGTAAGAGCAAGCGCACTCGCAAAGATGATGGCTACTCCCCGATCAAAAGGGGAGCTGCTTTCTCAAACTGCAAAAAGCTACATCAAAGAAGTTGTATTGCAGGACAAGTACGGTATTTACAAAGAGTTCAATTCCAGATATACGGACAAAGGCAACCAAACAGAAGATGAAGCAATACAGTTGGTTTCTGAAGTTATGGATTTAGGATTCGTACTAAAAAACGAACAGAAGTTTTCTAACGATTATATCAAAGGAACTCCGGACGTAATTACAGAAAACCTAATCATAGATACAAAGGTGAGTTGGTCGGCTGCTACGTTTCCATTCTTTGAAGATGAGCTACCTAATTCCGATTACTATTGGCAAATGCAGGCTTATATGATGTTGACCGGCAAGCGCCAAGCCGTTGTAGCTTACTGCCTGATTAATACGCCTTATTTGATTTTAGAGGATGAGGTACGCCGCGAGCATTGGAAGCAGAACGTAATTGGAGAAAGCGACGAGATACGCGCATACGTAGAAGCCCAGCACAATTTTGATCACATACCAAAAGACGAAAGAGTAAGGCTTTTTTATGTAGATTATAATGAGCAGGATATTGAACGCGCTAAAGAAAAAATACAAATAGGATGTGTATTATACAACCAACTAATGAACCAATGAGAAAGAAAGTAAACCGGTATTTTGTGGCTACTATAAATATTTACGATGACAATTTCGAATTATTAGAAGAACGCATAAAAGACCTGCTGCAGGAAATGCGAGTACACTACATAATAAATTATAGCAATCAGGATCCGGTTTTAATTCAAGAAGTTGACGAGTTGGTATTTAAAGACGAACTTTCACAATTTAACTAAAATGAAAGAGCTTATTATAAAAGAAATTCTAGATAGATACGAAAAAGCTATTAATGAATTATCGTATTACAAAAGAAGAGTAGAAAATCACGAGCAACAAATAAGAGCTGCAAACCGAGAAAATCAGCAGTTAAAATCTGATAGGCATTTTCTTGAAGCGCAATTAGACGAACTTAAAAAAACAAAACAATGAACCTAAAGCTACAAGTAGAAGACCCGATTGTCCTCAAAGTGATGAGTAAGTTTTATAACCGCTCGCAACGAGGAATAGAGAAGTACGGCACTATGTTAACACGAACTGATTTAGACTTCATTGACTGGATTACGCACTTACAGGAAGAGATGTTAGATGCAGCTTTGTACTGCGAGCGACTAAAACACGAATACAAAAAGAACCAAAAGGATGCCATCATTAATTTAATGAATAGCGAGTACGACGAGATGCTCAATGAGGACAAGGATAAGGGGTAAAAATTGCCACATATCTAAACACAAAATGTAATAAGGGATAGGCGCAACAACTCCTGTTTTCAATAGAACGCTGACGGCTCGGAAAGACGAGCAACATAGTCAGGTAATGCGTAATGAGAAAATGGTATCTCATCCTAAAAACACCACGGCCCATAAGCACTTGGGTGCGAGAAGCTATAAAGGTTGCATCGTTACAGGTTCGAATCCTGTCCTGACTACTAACTAAACAACAAGAACAATGAAAAAAATATTATGCTTATTTGGATGGCATAAATGGACTGCCTCAATGAATGATTACATTGAAGAGTTTGGTTATGTGCCTTTGGACAATAGGATTGCAAGTAATTCTACTTGTGAAAGATGTAAAGTAATTTTTAAAAAATCCAACTATCCGGAAATTCCGGCAAGTTCAAAACAACAACAATGAATATATCAGAAATAATAATATTATCTCTGCCAATAGGAGGGCTAATTGGTTTAATTATTTATTATTTTTTTATTAATAAAAACCTTTAAACAACAAGAACAATGAAAATAGAAATCACCCACTACGGACACAAAGCCAGCTATGAGTTCGTCAACGAGGATGTAACTCTTGAGGACTTGATTTACCACGTTGAGCAGTTGATTCGATTGACTGGCTATTCAATCAATGGCAAATTAGAAATCGTAAACGAAGACGAATGAAACCTGAACATGAATACCTCGCAGCAATCTGCACAATGCTACTTGTAACGGCGGTAGCAATTATTTTAGTAATCAATTTAATTTTTAGTATATAATGGAAAACAAAACAAACACAGGAGCAATCTTTAAGAACGACAAAAAGACGAGCGACAAACAACCTGACTACAAAGGAAAGGTAAACGTTAACGGCAAAGAGATGGAAGTAGCTCTATGGGTAAAGCAAGGCAAAAACGGAAGTTTCTTCTCTGCTTCATTTAGTGAGCCATATGT